ATCAGAATAACCACTAGCTTCTAATAAACCTTGTGCCATTCCTTTGCCTTTAGGAGAAACAAGATAATTTAATAAATTATTTTTAAAGTTTGGTGGTGTGTTATCTGCAACTTTTTTTTGACCACTACCACTTTGACCACTACCACTTGGCATTGGTAAATTCATTGCGTTCATTTGGCTTCCAAGTGCAGAATAACCTCTGTTTGGTACAGGTAAATTATTTCTTATGTATGATTGATCTATAATATTTCTTTTTTCAACAGGAGATAAATTTAATGCACTAAAGTTTCTGTTTTTAGTTGCTGCATCTAATTTTTGATCTCTCATCATACCAAAGTTGTAAGCATTAGTACCACCATATAAATATTCATCTAAAGCAGATCGACCTTGATAACCTTTAGGTAAAGGTGTGTCTGGATCAAAATTATAAGATTTATAAGTATTAACCATTAAAAGAATCCTCCAAGTATGCCACCTGCTGCTGCACCTAGACCACCCATGCCAAAGTTTTGACCAAGTTCATAACCTTGCATTGCTCCACCAAGTAAACCTGCACCTGTGTTTCTAAATACTGGTTTTGTTACTGAAGTTGTTGTTGGAACATTAGCACCAATAGATCCTAAGTATTCTCTAAGTTTGTAGTATGGTTTTTGTTGTTCAAAATCAAAACGAGCCATAGCATCTTGTATCTTAGCCATATCCATAGCTTCTTTTTGTTGTCCTATTCCTGCAAGTGCTTGAATGTCAGTATAATCAGCTTGAGCTAACTGTGGTGCAACTGTTGTTGCATTAACCATGTTTTCTCGTTCTTTATTGTATTGATCGCCATACACTTGACTTGCTACTTTACCAAGTTCACTAGCCAATACTTCTTGGTTAGCTGCACTTCCTAATCTTCCTGCTTTAGAGAACTGTGATTGAACACCACTTGTTACATCTCCTGCAATTTGATTATACAATGCTTGTGAATAAGGATTGCTTGTTGGAGATAAATAGTTTCCTTGTAAAATATTATTTATTTCATTTTGTGAACTTGCAAGTAAAGGATTATTTAATGATCTAGCTGTTGCTAATTTCATAGCAGCAGTAGTCTCTGGTGCAAAATCTGTATATGTTTGATTTGGATAAAAGTTTGGAGAAGCAGATTGAAATAAGTTTTGTGCTTGATCAAATGCTTCTGTAACATAAGGTTTAACAAATTCAGAAGGCTCTGCACTTGTTGTTGTTGTTACATTTGTTGGATTACTACCTTTACTCATTATAATTCCTTGCTAAATAAATATATTTTTTGTTCATATCCTTTTAATTTTTTTGCCCATCCTTTTCGCCCTGCAACCTCTATTGCTTGGCATTGATTATGTTTGGCAAACTTTTCTATTTCTTTTTGAATTGGCTCTAACCAATTATTTAAGTTGCTACCTCCTGCTAGGAAATAACGACAAATCTTTTTTTGTGGATACTGTGCAACTTCTGTTACAACTGCACATTCCACTTTTTTATTCCAACTAATAAAGAGTTGGAAGCTGTTATTAATTAATCCTTTTAAGATGTCATCTGCTGTGTAGCAGTCATCTAAAGCCTTTTTTAGTAAAGGCTCAGTTTCATTCCATATTAAATGTATATCTTCTTTTGGTACTTTTAATATCATCCAATAACTACATAACCAAACTTCTGATCGGTATTTGAAGAACTGGCATGAGTTAGTGTTGCTGATCCATCTGTTTTTGCTGAAACATATAAATTTGCTTTAGCTGTATTTGAATTAGCATTTGTTGGCTCAAGAATAATAACAGAATTAACTGATATTCTTTCATCAACTAAAGTTGTTGTTGTTTGACTTGCTCGTAAAGTTACATCTCCTGTTGAGTTTAACTTTCCATCAAGTGTATTGTTCACAGTATTAGAAATTAATCGTAAATGCTGTGCTTGGTTAGGCATTGACACAGGTACATTAAGAAATTGGTTTGTTGCCATTATCGTTTACCTGTTGGTCTAGCTGTTACATCAACACCAGACATTGTTAAAAAATTTCCAGTCGTTTTTACTCTAAGTCTATGATACCTACTTGATGATCGCATAGGACAATCGCCACTACTTTGAATAGAAACAGGACTACCTATTGTAATTGTTTCTGTTTGTGAGCTTCTTGTTATAGGAGTAACTTCAACTGTTACTGCTGCTGAAGTTTTTGCATCTACTATTGGTCTAACATTAGTAATTGCACTCCTAGAGTCTTTTGCTCCTTGAAACTCTGTTGTATCTATTGTTGCAGGTAAACTTCCACCAAGAAATTTACCAAACTTTTTTTCTGAATTAAATCCTGCTAAACCATAAACACCAGATGAGTAATAATAACTATCTAAAGTTTTAGGTAAAGAATCTAAATCGCCAAGTACATCTAATTTTTCTAAAGTATCAAATGCTTCTTGTGATCCACTAGAAACAAATTGCAAGTCTAAGCCAGAGCCAGTTGCCCATTTATCTACTGAATAATTATAAATAAGTAATTTATTATTTATATCACTTGTGCCTTCTGCACCTGCTCCTCTATAAGACCAAACTGCAATACTGTTGTTTGGATCAATCGCACTCGACACTCCATCTAAATCACTAGATAAATCATTAAAAAAATAATTGTCCACTTTACCATTACCAATAGGTGTTAGTGTATCTCCACCAGATAGTTTATAAAAACCATCTTGAGCTAAGAAAAATATTTCTGAGCCAAATGAAACAATACTTTTAGGTATAAAAGCACCAATATTATCTGCTACTTTTGAAAACTGAAATATTAATGGAGTTCCGACATAATCCATTCGATAGATTGCTCGTTCCATAAATATAACAGCATAACTCTCTCCACCAACAATTCCCATTACTGATCCATGAGAGCCAACTATATCTTGATAACCAGATTGTGTGTCTCCACTTGGAGTCCAATCTGAACTATCATTTATTGCTGACCATTTAACTCGTTGGTTATAAATTATTGTTTTTTCTAATTTATGAGTTTGTGATCCACCTGTTGCTGATAAAGTAATAACTGTTGCTGCTACTGCATTTAAGTTTGTTGTTGCTAGTTTAATAGTGTTAGCATCTATCTTAACAACATAATAAGTAGCTTTATCAACTAAGTTTGTTAAAGCAGTATTACCATTTCTATCATAAACAACTGTATCGCCAGTTAAATATCCATGACTACTAATTGTTATAGCATTGCTAGAAATAGTATTTGAGTCAAAACTTTTCTTCGCTTCATACTCTGTTACAAATCCACTAAAAACAAAATCTCTTACAACTCCTAAATACTTTGCTGTAAAAGTAACTAAATCAGAAAAAAGAGAATCAGTTTTCTCATTAAGTTTCTGTATTGGATCAGTACCATTTGAACAAATTATATTATCGCCAAATTGTGTAAAGCTCCAAAAATCTCTTGAGCCTTCTGTTGTCTTAGAGTTATAACCACCAGACTTTGATATATCAGAAAAAGCCAGACCAGACATTCTATATAGTTTGCCTTGATCTCCTGCATAGTTAATTGTTCCATCATCGCCAATACTAGAAAATAATCCAGTTGCATTATTTGTTAATGCGTTAGAACTTAAAGCTGTAAAACTAGGAAACGATTTATAACCAACTGCTAGAGGTATAACATTATCAACTTGTATTGATCCTGTATTCTCATAAGTTGGCAAATCTGCCTGTAATTGTCCAAATTGTATGTCTGGCATTACACCACCATTTTAGCTGACATCATCAAAGGAGCAGACGATGTTCTACCTCTTTGTGCTGACTCATTAGCTGTCATAACTCCTTCTTTATATAAAGCTGCCCAAACTTGTAATCGTTCATCATTCATTAAAAATGGCTCACTCTCTGCTAGACAAGCATATAAATATAAATCTGGAAAATTTGTTAAAATCAGATTATCTGCATTAGTTGATGACAAGCCTGTTGGTCTTTTAAAAAATCCTAATTCTAAAACTTTAGCTGCATCTGGTTGCATACCTAAATAAATTTTACTACCAACAATAGTATAGTGTGTTGGACTACCAGAGCCTTCTCCTGCATTATACACTCGCATAAAATCTGGAGGTGCAAGATAAGTTAAAAATGTATAAGGACTTGTTTGTAAAGCTGCATATCGCATCTCAAGATAACCTGTTGGCAAATCATACGACTGAGTTCCAGAAACAGTTGTAATTGATGTATCAATAGTTTCCATTTCTCTAAGTCTAAGATCTCTTGCCATACGAGACTCAGCTAAATCAATAAATGTATCAAGATAAGATGATAAATCTGTCCTGTTTAAATATGATGCTATCTCGTTCTTGAGAGTAGTATATGAAGTTAAAGCCATTATATATTTCCATTATAAGTTTTAAAAAATCTGTTGTCTGGATCATTAAGCCATTTTTTAAATGCTTCTTTATCCTTAATGCCACCTGCTTGATTCATAATTCCTTTTTGTGCTAATTGTTGCACAACAACTAAAGGAATAGAAGCAACCTTCGTCATTCCTGCGTGTTTACCTAACTCGCCTTTAAACTTTAGTGCATCATTACCTAAATTAGACTCTTTTTTATTCATGTCTATTAAAGGCTCAACATCCTGCACATCTTCAAAGTGATATTTATTTTCACTATCGTCAATGTGCATTCTTGTTTTTAAAGTTGATGCACTATTTGTATCGTCTATCCAAAGTTTTTTTGTCATACCATCTCGGTTGCGTACAAACTGCCACTTGTAGATGCTTCTCTGATAGCTCCAATTTTATCGCCACCACTTACTTTGATAAAAATAACTTCATCTTTTGGTAAATAAGATCCTCCATTAACAGTTGCAGTTGGAGATGATGCAACAACAAAATGACATCCTGCGGTTTTTGCACATAACATTACATAACTTGTGTCTGCACTAAAAGCAGTTGTGTTTGCTACTGAAGAATCAGTAAAATCAATTTTATGTATTGTTTTTGGTCTGCCATAATATATTCCTGCATTAGCCATAATTACCCCATTCTTCTGATTACAAAAGTTACTTCACACTCACAAGCAGTTGAAGATGCACCATCTGTAATCATTTCGATTGTTTGACCTTCTGCTACATAATTTGCACTTGAAGGAGTTGCTGAATCAACATCTCCTGCTGCCGAGCCAGATTGTGTTATTGTAATTCCACCACCACCAACAGCTACTCCACCTATTTCAAAAGATAGACCTGCATCAGCAGAAGAAATTGCATTTTTAATTGTAGTATAAATTTTAATAATTTTTCCACTATCAGGAACAGTTACAAAACTACTACCTGCTGTTGAGATAGTTGTAATTTTTCCTGTTAAAAAATAATCGTTTAATGTTCTCATTTGTTGTCCTTATTGTTCCGAGCATCATGCTCTTCAATAAAAAAGGGAGGAACTGTTTTCCTCCCCTTGTAATAAAAATATAAATTTATGCAGTTAATGCAAAAATACCATAGTTGGCATTTGGAGATCTTGCTGTTAAAGTGTACTCAGTCAAAATCATTCTTTTTTCTGAGTCTCCTGTTTTAGCAAGTTCTTTAGTTTGGAATGGTCTTAGATAAGATAATTCCCATTTATCCATTTCCAAAATATCAACTCTGTTTTCTTGTTGGTGTCTGTTTGGTACGAAAGTTACTTCGCCAAAGTCTGATACATACACATCCACAGCACCGATAACTCTTTTATCAGCAATGTTGTTTGTGTTTGTAGCGATACCATTGAAACCAGAAGCAGTTTGCTTATGAGAAGCAGTCATCATTACACAGTCTGGATTTCCACCAAGATCAAAACATTTTTTTAATCCTGCTTTTAATAAATCTTCTGTGTAAGCTCTTAAAGTTCCATTGGCATTTCTTTTAACAAGACCATCGCCATTTAAACCTGCACCAACTGCTCCTGCTGCATTAGCATAAGTAGTGTTTGCTGCTGCTGAGTAGTTGTTAGCTGCTGTTGCTGTTCCTGCGATGTTTCCACCATACCAAGTTCCAACTGAGCCAAGTTCTCTTGCTGTTCCTGCAGCACCTGCTGTTTTGAAATTTTCTTGTCCAACAAGTGTGAACTCCATATCTCTTTTTAGCTCTTTACCTGCTTTAGCCATTTGGTAAGCAAGTTCATCGCCACGACCTGCATTAGTAACTGCTTGGTCTGTGCCAGATACACCAATAACTTTAGTGCTTATTTGCTCGTAGTTTCCGAGTCTTGTAGTTGCGACAGTTGCTAAGTTAGCAGCATCATCGCCTTCAATTTGTTTGTTCGCTGCTGCGTTAGCCAATCCATCAGTTTGCCACTCATGGTTTGTTTGCGAAGCTGATCCTTTACCTGCGTTAGACATAAAAGGTGTTTCAGTAGGTGCTAT